GTTGATTCGAAACCCACTGTTCTACCCCGTGCTGTCTGGCACGTTAGTGGCATTCCCACGTCAGGGGGTGGTGGCCAACACCAAGCATGAAAAAGAAATGAGTACTTCTGGAGTAATGCTACCCACTCGTTCGCCGGAAACCCCTGCATCAGTATCTGATGTCGTAGGTCCTGAGAACACCCAGATACCGCCGATCATGATAGGCAGTCCTCTCTACCCACCTGTGTGGTTTGATGACTTGTCACTTCTAGGTGAGGCTCTGGCTGAGTCTGAAGCGAACGTTGAAAGGTCTGTGGAAGTGGCCACACAGACCTCCCCACAGCCCACTGTGTCTACGGCGGACGCAATGGTGCAAGTCACGGCCCCGGATGAGGTGTTCCAATTCCCGGGTTTCAGGTTTCGCCGTCGAAGTAGGATTGTGAAGGAGCTCGAGAGAGTTTTCTTTTCCGCGTCCGATACTTTCTCTTCCGTCTTCTCGAGTGGTGGTAGGACCTCCTCGGGTGGATGTGAGGGTTGGTTTAGGGCAATCTTCGGCAGGGAAGCAAAGGTTGTATCCTGCAACCGAGTCGAGCCCAGTTCAGAAGGAGATCAGGTTGATTTTCTTTTGAGCATACGTTTGAGCGGCACCGATGAGTTGATGGTGTCACTCTTCCTTCTCTCCCGTCTTCTGGCCTATGCTTACTTTCGGCCGAGGACGGAGGACTTGGTTCAATTGTTGCGCAGCAGGGCACAACAGTGGGCCTCACAGATGGGCATGTCTCCATTTGTAGTGGCTTGCGTGCTTCCTGGCTGCGTGGCAGCGGCTATGCGGGTGCCTCTGGTGGAAAGGACCGCTGTCGAAGCCATGTCCAGGGGTTGGGGGAGTAAAACTCTTGCGTTGGTCGGAGCTTCCGGGCTCTTGGGTGTCGGAACGCTTGCTTACGGGTTGGGCACCTTAACGGGTGACCCTTCTGTCGGGGCAGGCGTTTGTGGTCCCACGTTGTTGGGGCTCGGACACCTGAGTAGCTTGGCGGCGATGGCCTGGGCTAGCAGGAGGCGGGAAGGAGATGATCACTGATGGGGTAGCTCCGACGTTGGTAGTGGTGTGTGTGTTGGACCCAGGTCCTTGCCTATTTCCCCGCACGCCACATTGCAGGTACCAGTCGAGGGCAGATCCCAAGGGATGTGTGATCCTTCCAAGAGGAGAATGTTCAGGCCCCTTGTGCCTGACTTGTTGGGGGTTTGGTTGCCCGCTGTACATTCCAACTGCTTGTGCAACGAGCGCGCCGCCCTGCTGCTACGCACTCTCGGGCCAGTTCCTGAGGTTCCGGTCTCAGACCTGGTAAAGCGCCAATTTAGGGGGTTGAGAACTTTGGTGCGAAAGGCCGGTCTGGAGCGGATGACCCGAGAGGCGGTGGCGATGTCCTACTCAGGGAGGCTTCGCCGAAGATACCTTGAAGCTCTGGAGAGTTTGAGATTGGAGCCTTTTTCTAGGAGAGATGCTAGAATAAGTGCCTTTCTCAAAGCCGAGAAGATCAATCCTGTGGCAAAGGCTTCAAAACCCAGGATGATCATGGCTCGTGAACCTCGGTACAACTTGGAGCTTGCTACCTTTCTGAAACCGCTTGAGGCATACCTTTGGCACAAGTGGAAAGTAGGATTGGGGGGTGTCGACCGCACGCGTGTGGTTGGGAAGGGGCTCAACGGGGGCCAAAGGGCTAGGCTCATAGCCCGGAAGATGAGCGATGTGGGAGATTGTGTCGTCTTTGAAGTGGACGGAAAGGCGTTCGAGGCACACATTTCCGAGGAACTCTTGCGCGAGGAACATGCTGTTTACCGCGCCGGTTATGGGGGAGACGGATTTTTGAGTAGGTTGTTGTCCTTTCAAAAAGTCTTGAAGGGTAAGACTTCTTTGGGGATCAGGTTTTCGCGTCCAGGGGGCAGAGCTTCTGGGGATTATAACACGGGACTGGGTAACACCATGATTATGACCTGTGTTTGCCTCGCCGCTCTCGAGCTCTACGGCCGGAGGTCTGGTGTACCGAGGAGCACCATCTTGGCTGATGGAGACAACTGTCTCATTTTCGTCGAGCGTTCTCATGCCGGCAGTTTGCGGAGCAGTTTTGGTGACCTCGTGTCGGAGATTTCACCCTTGGAGATGGTGGTGGAGAACCCTGCTACACTTCTTGAAGAAGTCACTTTCGGCCAGAGCAGACCTGTCCTAACCTGGCGAGGTTACGATATGGTCAGAGACCCTCTTAAGGCTCTATCTCAATCCCTGTGTGGTTATCGCCATTATGACCACCATGGGATGGGCCTCAGGATGTTGAAGGCGGTCTCGGAGTGTGAACTCGCTTTGGCGTTGGGCGTTCCCGTGCTGGAAACCTGGTTCTTGGAGGTTTTACTAGGTTTGGAGCGAGCAGGGGTCCAACTACCACGTCGCGAACTCGACCTTTACTTAGAGCCTAGGCTTTTGGTTGTCTCGAGTGAGCAACGCGTGCGCGCCCGCCAGCTTGTTGGTGGGGTGGACAGTGGGAGCCGGGTCTCCTTCGAGTTAGCGTGGGGTTTGACGGTTGAGCAGCAGTTCCGGATGGAAAACGTCATCCGCACCAAGTTGAGAGCCATCGACTGGCG